GCATAGATTGAAGACCGAGATAGCAGCCGGTCAGTACATCAGCGTAGAAGAAGTAAAACTCGACTACGCTAAATTTTTTGTTGTATTTAAAAAATTCGCTATGAGCATACCGGCCAGGGTAACCGGGATGCTTTCAGGACAGATGGAACCGTCTGAACTGAGGCGATGCGAAAAGGAGATAGCCGCGGAAGTAAACAGACTGCTCGGAGCGTTTGTCATTGCCGGAATAGTGGGACCAGAGGATGTGAAGAAAGATGGCACCCTTAAAGAAGAAAAGAATACAGATTCGTAAATTTCCAGTCACACAATACCAGGCAGACGCACTCAAGCAGCTCTGCCCGCCTGAGAACATAACCGTTTCAGAGTGGGCAGAAAACTACAGAGTCCTAGACTCCAAGACATCCGCCCTCCCAGGACCATGGCGAAATGACAAGACGCCGTACCTGAAGGAGATCATGGATGAGCTCATCAATTACGACACGGAAAGAATTATCTTCGTAAAACCGACACAGGTCGGAGGAACCGAAGCCCTTCAGAACATGCTCGGATACGTTATCCAGCAGGATCCATCCCCGACCATGATCGTCTACCCAACAGACATCCTGGCCAAGAGTATCAGCGAGAACCGACTGGAACCAATGATCATGGCAACCAGGACGCTGAAATCGCTTTACAACAAAAACGAATCATCGCAGCTGGAGCTGCAATTTGATGGAATGTACCTGTCGCTGGCCGGATCCAACTCGCCATCGTCCCTGGCATCGAAGGCGATCAAGTACCTGTTCTTGGATGAGGTGGACAAATACCCAGGATCATCCAAGAAAGAGTCGGATCCAATCTCACTGGCGATGGAGAGAACCAAGACCTTCCGAAACAGGAAGATCTACATGACGTCAACACCAACTCTGGCCACCGGCCATATTTGGAAAGCACTCATGGATGCGGATATCGAAAAGCATTACTTCATACCGTGCCCGCACTGCGGATCCATGATAGAGCTCACGTTTCAGAATTTGAAGTTCCCGTCCGGTGACGACCTGAGCAACCAGGACAGAGCCGACATGGCGGTCTACCGGTGTCAGGAATGCGGTGGAGACATCACAGACCAAGACAAGGAACAGATGCTCCGGTACGGAGAATGGAAGACCGTGCGCGAGAATTCAAAGTACAACCGCAAGGTAGGATTCTGGATCAACACGCTTTATAGTCCGTTCGTCCGATTTTCAGAAATCGTGAAAGAATTCCTGGATAGCAAGGACGATCCGGACAAGCTGCAGAACTTCACGAACTCATGGCTCGCAGAACCATGGGAAGACACCAAGCTGAAGACATCGGCCGACACCGTACTGGAACGCCAGACAGAGCGGCCGGAATTCACAGCACCAAGCTGGACGAAGTTCCTGACCGCGGGAGTGGACGTTCAGGAGACGTCGCTCTACTGGACCATCCGAGCGTGGGGCAGTTACATCACGAGCCAGAACATCGCGCACGGCCAGGCGTTATCCTTCCAGGACATCGAGCAGATCATGAATACGCCGTACTTCACAGAAGACGGAGACCAGCTGATCGTGGCATTATGCCTGATCGACTCCGGATACGACGCAGACAGCACGTATGACTTCTGTGCCCTGAATTCAGAATGGGCGCTGCCGGTCAAGGGTTCCAACAACCCGATGCTGTCACACTTCAAGCTATCGAAGATCAACAAGCAAGGAAGCCAGGCATACGGAATGAACCTGGTGCTGGTTGATGGCGACAAGTACAAGGACATGATCGCCGGTCGAATGAAGAAGCCGAACGGCCGCGGAAGCTGGATGGTCTTTGAAGGATGCGACAGAGAATACGCCGAGCAGGTAACTGCAGAGCACAAGGTCAATGTCAAATCCGGAAACCGAACCGTTCAGAGATGGGTACCAAAGCGCAGCCACATCGACAACCACTACCTGGATGCAGAGGTATATGCGCTGGCAGCAGCTGATATCTCCGGAGTCAGAACGCTACACCTGCAGGACGAAGCTGAAGCCAAAGCCAAGACGGAGCGTCCGGAGGAAGCATACGCTCCGGAGGAAACATGGATCAAGCAAAACGAGAACTGGATATAGGAGGAACGACATGAGTGAAGAAAGCAAAGAGCTCGACGGTAACGTCAGCACCGTCGAGCTGCTCGGAGAAGTCAAAACAGCAATCCGAAAAATTCTGATCGGCGGCCAGTCTTATCAGATCGGTAGCCGTAAGCTGACAAGAGCCGACCTCTACCAGCTCAGGAAGCTGAAAGAGGAACTGGAGGCAGAGATAGCCGCAGAGGGCGACACCAGTCTCCTGGACAACACATACGTCGCCTTTTTTGATGGGAGGTGATGGACCAAATGAGCTGGCTAGATAACGTCGTCGCATGGATCAGCCCGGAAGCGGGAGCAAAGCGTGCGGCATGGCGTGCAACGTACAACGAACTGCGTAACTATGACGCAGGCAATAACTCCAGACTGAATGCAGGATGGAGAGCGGCAAACTACTCCGCAGAAATGACGGACAGAACGTCCAGAGACACCATCAGAGCCAGAGCGCGAGACCTGGAGAGAAACTCCGACATCGCGAACTCGCTGATATCGGCATACAAGCGAAACGTCATCGGCGCGGGCTACAATCTGCAGGCCAAGACGAAGAAAACAAAGCTGAATGCAGATATCGAGAAGCTCTGGAAAAAATGGTGCAAGGCAAGGAACTGCGACGTGACCGGAACGCAGACCTTGAACCAGATACTCCGAATGGCAGTGACCAGGAAGAAGGTGGATGGAGGAATTCTATTCGTGAAGGTTTATACCAACGACGGAATGATCCCGCTCAAACTTCAGATGATCGAGGTTGATGAGCTCGACACTCTCCAGGTTGGAGAGACAGCCGGAGGAAACCGAATCGTCGGAGGTATTGAGTACAACAAGTACAACAAACCGGTCGCATATTGGATCAGGCAGTACGGCATCGACGGATTCTCCCTGGAGCAGCCAAGAAGAATCGATGCAAACGATGTGATTTTTTATTACACGAAGCGCCGCCCTTCTCAGATCAGAGAAATGTCCGATATGAGCCAGACAGCAACCAGAATCCGTGACACAAACGAATTCATGACTGCAGTATCCGTCAAGGAACGAATCGCAGCCTGCCTGTCTGTTTTCATAAAGAAGCAGCTGCCGACAGTCGGCATCGGAAGAAATGCTGCGACGGAAAACGTCGGAAAGCATGAGTACGATGGAAAGACGCTGACACCTGGAATGATCAAAGAGCTCAATGCCGGAGATGAAGTCCAGGTCGTAAATCCGACCGGCCAGGGAAGCGATGCTACATCCTTCACGAAGCTGCAGCAGCGTATGATCGGAGCCGGTCAGGGACTCTCATATGAGGCGACATCCCGCGACATGAGCGAGACCAACTACGCATCCGCAAGACAGGGGGCCATCGAGGATGAGATGACCTACCAGGAGGAGGAAGAAGCAATTCTGGCCATTCTCGATGAGATCTATGAGACATTCGTAATCAGCTGTTATCTGACAGGACTGATCAAGGTAAACGGAGACTTCTGGACAA